CAGAGAGTTCTCGTTAAATTGTTCGCAACTGTAAATGCAGGTTCCGTCGACGCGAGGTTTATTATTGCCTCGATTTGCGGTGTTCTGTCTTTACATTACAGTTCGATTTTCTGGTTCTCTGACCTCCTTTGAGCAATGCAGGATCCTATTATCGGTTCAGTTTATCCGACAACCCTACGTTCCATCTAGTAGAAACGATCGGAGAGTATAAACTCTTCGTAACGTTCCTCCATGGAAATAGAATCGGAGATACCGTCTAAGCCGTCGATATCCTCATTATCTACATTGCAAGGAGCTAAGGTCACTGGTACAGCGTTAGAAAATGGACGCTTAAGGGTAACTTTCTTCGTTACATAGGTCATCGTATCTTTCCAGCTCATTGGTTCCAAACTCGTGTCAGTCCCCTTTTGCCACAACCGATCCCACTTCTGTCTTTGTTCAATTAAATAAGACGAACGATCTTGAATCTCATGTCTACAAGCAGTGAAATTAACTTTCCAGTTAATATTATTCACATCTTCCTGATCGGATTCCTCTTCCTCATCTACCCAACAAGGAACATATCTATCTTTTAGTTTATTCTCCTCCGCTTCGCAGAGGGTAAGATAGTATGCCTTGTGGGGCAGTTGAAGAAGAGATCCCGGAAGGTCACAGTCCATTGCTGGACAGACTGCAAGGTAGGCGGCAAGCTTCGCTTGCCCTCTCGTAAGATATCGTTCGCGGACAGAAGGAATTCCAAGTCCCCCTAGGGATCTCGGTAGAAACCAGCTCTGAGGATGTTTCTTAAACGTGGCCGCCCTGATCTTCTCCTTAGCACCAATTAAAAACCAGGAAATGATCTTATCAATCATCTCAACTGTGTGTCCTCTAACAAGCTCACTAGAAATCGAAGAAATATCATAATCATCGACTTGACTAGCCCCTATCTTCATAACTCTTTTGGAGGGTTTATCATCCTGACGAGTATCACCAAGTACCTTTGATTGGCCAGCAATTAGGCCAAAGTTCACAAAAGGTGCATAGCGAAACTCTAAGGGTTTAAATTGTCCATCGAGTCCTTTACAGAGGTGGAGTTCGGAGTTAAGCATAATAAAATGCTTTGACACGTAATTCTTTCCAGGTGAAGGTTCCAATCCGGCTACAGTCACGGTTTCTTTCCACATCTCATAATCTCCCATCTTCAATACGAAGCCAGCATCGTCTCCGTTGATTAACAACGGAGCATCAGCGAGCTTCATCCTTCTTCCCTCACTCTGCTCCATAACGTAACGGCAAACCGCAGCGTTAAGGATACAGAGGATAGGGAAGGACGATGGAGATCCCATCAGCTGACCCCAGTTCTGGTTCACTGAAGTCAATCCTGATTTCTTTGGATAATGAATTGTATGGCCGAGTAAGGATTTAATATATTTGTTCTCGAGATAGGGGGGGAAACCGAAAATATTCATTATTTCTTCCGCAGCTGCACGAATGAGCAAAGGATTGAGGTTGTCTGTCGCCGCGGAATAATCCGCAGAAACAAGAACATGTTCACTCGACCAATCTTCCCCTTCGAGAAGATGTGGGAGTACCTCTGTCAACTTTACACCTCCGATTAGGCGGAAAGTAGGGTGATTCTTTAGAATCCCCCAGACTATTTTCTGGACCGGTTTTAGGTGATGGTAGACGACAGGAGGACCTGCCGTAATTATTCGAGCCTTAGCGGGTTCGAGGACCAGATGAACATTCGATTCAAGTGTTTCTTGACCTTTCGACAGCTCATGCTGAAATCTTGAGATATCACACTGCCTCGGGAGTCCGTATCTTTCAACGATCGATCCAGGATTCGTCCATCTATGGACGAATCCTTCTGAATCGATTGGTTGTCGGACCGTAAGACTCCAAGGACAATCATACATCTTGATAAGATCTCTAAAGCACAGCGGGTTCGAATGCTCTGAAAAATAACCAAAGGCTCCACCATTACTCCTATTCAGTTTCCGGGACTTCTTCCTATATTTCTTTGTTTTATAATTAATAAACGAAGGATCTTGATCAAAATCCTTAGGAAGATCGTCCTCTCTCAAGACACCAAAATGACTTGACAATGAAGGAACATATTTGTCAGACGAATTATTTCCCATGCTGCGATGCGCTATGTCTACGCGATCGGCATGTGGACCGAAGATCTCATTCACGGTCCTGCGTACCTCTCGAGAAAGTCTATCGAGTGTAGGATTGGAAAATTCGAATATAGACCTACTTGCTCCAGAAAGTGCCGTACGATGCTTCTCCAATGCATCTCCTTGTAGTTTCAAAGAAATGGGAGGCCACATCCGTTTGACCTGTATTAAACTATAAGCCAAAACAGCACGTTTCGAAGAGTAGCGATCTTTATTCGAGAATAGTTTCCGACGAAGATATTGATCATACCTACCGCCGAAAAGATATCCAGGGACGCAGTCCTTATCGCAAGAAGGACATTCGTATTTGACAAAGTCGTCAAGGTCATGTTGCTGCGACCACTTGCAGAAGAGGAACCCCAAGTGAAACTTGAGGACCTTCTCTCCAAGGTGCAGAAGAGCGAGCTGAGTATATTTACACATGAAACGGCATATGGGACCCGTTTCAAGATACGATGAGTCTAGACCACTTAAGTGGTATACCCATAAGAGCGATTTCGTCCAAGTTCTAACCCGGCTAAGGCTTTGTTCTATTTCCTTAACCAACTCCCCAACACCAAATCCGATGCTAAGGAGCCCAAGCAAGTAATCTGACGTCCCCGGAATAACATGCGCCTTTCCATAACCGCCTAAGGCGGCCAGGAGAGACTCAGCGAATTCCGCGTCAGTGAACGCACTTGCAGACAAACATTGTACCAGTAGAGGCTTAAACCTTGGTGAGACTTCTGATAGAATACCTAGATCAGGTAATCTGTCTCGAGGACTTTCTGCGCTTTTCACATCTTCATTTTCGAAGATGCTATCCACAACGGTGACGGATGTGGAAGCGCTTTCACTTTCAAAAGGCTTTTGTAAACACATTTGAATTAGTAGTTTATGAGGTCTT